GCGACAACGGCGACCGGCGCTATCTCGGGCGGGAGGCGATCCTCTCGCTCGCCGACCGCCCGAGTCACGCCGTCCAGATCCCCGAATGGGCCGACGCCTGGGTGCGCATCGGGACGTGGTCGCTGGCGACGCAGTGGCGCATCGCGCAGGCCTCGCTCGAGCCCGCGCAGCGCGGGGTGCTACTCGCCCTCGTGACCGTGCTGTCGGTCGTCGACGAGAGCGGGAACCCGGTCTTCGCGGACGGCGACGTGCCGACGCTGGCCCGCGACAAGAGCTATCGCGCCTTGCAGCGCATCTCCCAGGCCGCGATGGAGTGGAACGGGCTCACGGCGGACGCGGTCGATGCCCTGGGAAAAGCTTCCGCGAGCCCACCGAGCGACGCTTCGCCTTCCGCCTCGCCCTCGCTCTCGGCGGCGGGCTGACCGTGGAGGAGCTCGCGGCGCGCATGAGCGCCCGCGAGTTCCACGAGTGGATGGTCTATGACGCCGTCGAGGGGTTGCCCGATACGCGGGCGGACTGGCGCGCGGGAATGCTCGCGAGCGTGATCGCGAACGTGAACCGCAAGAAGGGGGCGCCCGCCCACAAGCCGGCCGACTTCATGCCGCGCCCGCCGAAGCCGAAAGCGGCGAGCACGCCCGCCGACCGGCTGGCCGGGCTCGTGCGGATGCTCGAGACGCGCGCCCACCCGCCCCGGTAAACCATGGCCGCCACCGTCGGCGAGATCGGCATCAATCTCTGGGCGAACGTCGCCGCGCTGCGGTCGGATCTCGCCCAGGCGACGGGGTCCCTGGACCGCTTCGCCGGCGATGCGACGCGGTCGCTCCGGTCCCTGACCGGCTTCGCGACCTCGTTCGCCTCGGCGATGACCGGTGTCGGCCTGGCCATCGGCGGCGCCCAGTTCGCCCAACTGGTCCGGCAGGCGACCGACGCCGCCGACAACATCGGCGACCTCGCCGACCGCGCCGGCATCGGCACGACGCAGCTGCAAGCCTTCAGCTTCGCGGCGCGGTCCGTCGGCGTCGACACCGAAGGCATGGTCACGGGCATCACGAAACTGAACCGGACTCTCGGCGAGGCGGCCGCCGGGAACAAGGCGGCTATCCAGAGCTTCACCGACATGGGCGTCGCGTTCCAGGAGGGCGGCGCCCTCCGCACCACCGACGAGGTCATCCGCTCGATCGCCGACCGCATCCAGCGCGCCGGCTCGGTCGCCGAGCAGACGCGGATCGCCGTCGAGGCCTTCGGCAAGTCGGGCGGCGCCCTCGTCCCGATCTTTCGGGACGGCTCCAAGGGCCTCGACGAGCTCATCGCGCGGCTCAAAGAGATGGGCGTCATCGTCGACGAGCGCACGCTGAAGGAGGCTGACGACCTGCAGAAGAAGTTTGACGAGCTGTCCTCGCAGATCCAGACCACGACGATCAAGGCCATCATGGCGCTGAAACCGCAGCTCGAGGCCGCCGCCGAGTGGTTCCTGCGGGCAGCGCAGGCCGCGGGCCGGTTCTTCGACCGGCTCCGCGCCGCCGAATCCGTCGGCACCGAGGAGCTCGACCGGCGCATCGCCGCCGCCCAGGAGCGGCTCAACACCCAGCTCAAGATCTTCGGCGAGCAGTCGACGCGCTACGAGGTCCGCAACGCTCGCGCCGAGCTCGAGCGGCTCCAGCGCTTGCGCGACATGGGCAGCGCCCTCGAGGCCGCCAACGAGGCCTACACGCAGGCGACGGAGTTCCGGCCGAAGGTCGAGGCGCCCAAGCCCGACACCGGTGCCCTCGAGAAAACCCGGCGCGAGCTCGAGAAGGTCAACGAAGAAGCCCGCAAGCTCGGCACCGCGACGCTCGAGGAACTCGACTTGGCCCTCGACGCGTTGGCGCTCAAGCTCAACGCATCCACCATCGAGGGGCGCGCGCTCACCGAGAGCACCGCCGACCTGTCCGAGCAGTCCGTCGAGTTCGCCGGCGCGACCATGAACCTGGCCGATGCCATGGGCGTCCTGCTCCAGAAGCAGACCGCGCTCGAGCCCTCCGCGGCCGAGCTCCGCGTCCAGTGGGATGCCATCACCGAGGAGTTCAAGCAGCTCGAGAGCGCGATCGGCGGGCTCGAGGACCTCAGCCCCCTCACGACGCAGCTGCAACTGTCCAACACCCAACTCGGCGCGCAAGCGGAGGCCGCGAAGGCCGCCGCGGACGCGGTCGCCGCCTACGAGAGCCGGGTGAGCCTCGTGATGGACGGCGTGCGCGAGGTCTTCGGCGGCGTCGGCGGCGCCTTCGACGGCATGGTTCAAGGCATCCTGCAAGGCACGCAGACCGTGTCGCAGGCCTTCGAGCGCATGGGCCAGAACATCGTCGCGTCGCTCGCGAACAAGGCCATCCAGCGCTCGCTCAAAGCGCTCGAGGACCAGCTGATCAAGCTGCTCGAGGTCGCGGTCCGCGCCGGGCTGACGGCCTGGTCGGGCACGCCCACGACCGGTGCGCCGGCCTCGTCCGGGAGCACGCTGCAATCGAGCGACTTTTCGGGCTCGCTGATCGAGCCCACGCTGTTCGCCCGCGGCGGCGTCGTCAAGCGCGCCACCATCGGCGTGGTCGGCGAGAGCGGCCCCGAAGCCGTCATCCCGCTGGAGCAACTGGACACCGGCGGTGGCACCACCGTGACCGTCAACATCATCGACCAGCGCAAGTCGGGCAACGTGGAGCAGCGCGAGACCACAAACGCGCTGGGTGAGAAGCAGATCGACGTGTTGATCACCGACGTCGTGACGCAGAGCATCGGCGCGGGGGCCTTCGACCGGGCGCTCGGGCAGTCCTATGGGCTGTCCCGGCGCGGAGCGAGCCGGTAAATGCCGGTCATCTGGCCGCCGACCCTGCCCGCCATCCCGCTCATCGAGGGCTACCAGGAGACCGCGCCGACGATGGTGCGCCGCTCGGTGGTCGATCAGGGGCCGCCGAAGGTGGCCCGGCGCTACACCGCGGCGCTGTACACCATCGCCTGTCGCTACGCGATGGACACGGTGCAGCTCGGGATCTTCGATCAGTTCTACTGGGGGGCCGCGGGTGGGGGCTCGGTGATCGTCGAGTGGCCGCACCCGTGGCGGCACGTCGCGGTGTCGGTGCGCTTCAAAGATCCGTGGCCGAGCTGGACGAGTGCCGGGCATCCCGACGTCTGGTACGTGTCCGTGACCCTCGAAGTGCTCCCGCCCGGAGTGGCCGCGATCCTCCGCGAGGGCGAGGAGGCGCGCGCGGCGCTCCTGGCGGCGGCGCCTGCGCCCGCCGCATGACATGCCCCGGCTCCTCAGCCCCGCTGCCCGTCGAGGCGTCTTCGCGGGCGAGACCGCCGAGGTCTTCGTCGGGCTGCTCGTGATCACCGGCGTCGGCCTCGAGGGCCCCCTGCGCTTCGCGAACAACACCGAGAGCGTGTTTTCGCGCGTCCACGGCGAGGCGACGCCGCAGGAATATCTCCCGTTCCCCTTCGGCGTCATCCTGCCCGACGAGCGCGACGACCAGATCCCCTCCGTGCGGCTCCGGATTGACAACGTCGACTCGCGCATCATGGCGAGCGTGCGCCCGCTCACGGGCGCGCCCCTCGTGACGGTCTACGTCGTGCTCGCCTCGAGCCCCGACGTGCGCGAGGTCGGCCCGATCGAAGGGCGCCTGGCCTCGGTCAACTACGACCTGCAAGAGATCAACGCGTCGCTCACCGGCCCGCAGGTGCTGAGTGAGCCGTTCCCGGCGCGCGTCTTCAACCCGAACGAGTGGCGGGGCCTCTTGTGATCGGCGTCGTCGCGCCGTGGGCGAAGGACTACATCGGCCTGCCGTATGCGCCGAATGGCCGCACGCGCGAGGGGCTTGATTGCTGGGGTTTGCTTGCCCTCGTGTTGCGCGAGCAATACGCCATCCCGCTTGAGAGCCACGTCGGCGAGTACAACTTGGCCGGCTCGCGGCGCCGGGCCGTGGTCGATATCGGCCGCGTCATCGCCGCCGAGTCCGCGCACTGGCAGGAGGTGCCGCGCGCCGAGGCGCAGCTCGGCGATGGCCTCGTGCTGCGGATCGCGTCGCATCCCCTCCACGTCGGTGTCGTCGCCGGCCTCGACCCGCTGCGGATGCTGCACGTCGAGCAGGGGCTGAACGCCGTGCTCGAGCGCGTCGACAGCGTCATGTGGGCGGCGCGCCTCGACGGCATCTTTCGGTGGCGTCGGGCATGACCGACGAGCTGATCTGGGTGCCGCCGCCGACCGCCGTGGTCACGGCCCGCCATCCCTTCCGCTTCGACGCCGTGACGATGGAGATGGAGCACGGCAAGACGCTGGAGGAGATCGTCGCGGCCTGCGGGATCCCCGCGTGGGCGACGGCGCGCGTGTGGGTCGACGACTGGGAAATCGCCCGCGAGCACTGGCACTGCACCCGCCCGCGCATCGGCCGGCGCGTGACCGTACGCGCGGTCCCGGCGGGCGGCGGCGAGGACAGCAACAAGACGCTCCGCCTCGTGCTGCAAGTGGTCGTCATCGTCATCGCCGCCGTGCTGACCTGGTGGATCGGCGGCCTGGGCGGCGTGATCGTCGCGGGCCTGTTCGTCGCGGCGGCCTCGTATGGTATCAACGCGCTGCTCCCACCACCGAAGCCGCGCATGCGTGACGCGGGGGGCCTCGGCGACGTCTCGCCGACCTACTCCCTGACGGGCACCCGGAACCAGCTGGCCCCGTATCAAGCCGTACCGCGCCTGTACGGGCGGCATCGCCTGTTTCCCCCGCTCGCCGCGCACCCGACGACGTTCGGCAGCGGATTGACGCAGACGCTCTCGCAGCTGTTCACGTGCGGGTACGGTCCCGTCAAGATCGAGGACATCCGCATCGGCGAGACGCCCGTGTACAACTACGAAGGGGTCTCGCTCGAGGTCCGCGAAGGCTGGCCGGGCGACGCGCCGCTCCAGACCTACCCGTTCGTGCAATACGAGGAACCGCTCGGTGTCGATCTGACGCCGCCGGTCAACCAGGCCCAGAACTCGGCGACGCGCACGACGCACGAGAACGTCGACCAGATCGGCGTCGAGGTCGTCTTCCCCCGTGGCATGTATCGCGTCGACAGCAAGAACAACGTCCTCCCGTTCGCGGGATTCCTGTATGTGCAAGCCTCATCGCCGGCGACGGGCGGCAACCTCGTCTGGCTGCTGAATCAACGGATCGAGGAACAGCGCCCGGAGACGCTCCGCTTCTCGTGGAACTGGAACATGAGCGCGGGCTACGGGCGCACCACGTGGGACGTCGTGGTGACGTGGTGGATTCCCCCCGAGTGGTCGCTCGAGGAGAAGCCCAACCCGGTCGTCGTCTATGACCTGCAGTGGAGCGCGCTCCGGTCGGCGCGTTACGAAGACCCGATCACGATCCCCGGCATGTCCAAGATCGGCCTGACGCTCACCGCGAGCGGGCAACTCACGGGGGTGGTCGATCAGCTGAACGCCGTTGCGACCTCGATCCTGTGGCGCTGGAGCGGTTCGACGTGGGCGAACGGCGCCTGGGAGCAGGTGCCGACGCGCAATCCCGCGTGGATCTACCACGACGTCCTCACGGGCACGGCGAACGCCCGCCCGATCCCGCCGGACGCCATCGACTGGGACACATTGCTCGACTGGGCTCTCTACTGCGAGGCGCGCGGCTATACCTTCGATGCCGTGCTCGACGGCCAGAGCACGGTGTTCGAGACGCTGCAGCTCATCGCGGCGGCCGGCCGCGCGTCCTTCACGCTGCGCGATGGCAAGTACTCGGTCGTCCTCGACCGCCCGCAGGCGACCCCGGTCCAGCTGTTCACGCCGCGCAACTCGTCCGGCTTCAAGGCCACGCGGACCTTCACCGACATGCCCCACGCGCTCAAGGTGAAGTTCATCAACCCCGACGGCAACTGGCAGCTGGACGAGCGGGTCGTGTACGACGACGCCTACGACGCCGCGACGGCAACGAAGTTCGAGGGGTTCGAGCTCTTCGGATGCACGAACTCCGACCTGGCATGGCGCCATGGCCGCTACTGGCTGGCGGCCGCCCGGCTGCGCCCGGAGACGTATACGCTCGGCGTCGACATCGAATCGCTCGTCGCCCAGCGCGGCGACCTCGTCCACGTCCAGCACCCGGTGCCCCTGTGGGGCTACGCGAGCGGCCGCATCGTCGAGCTCCTGCGCAACGAGAGCAATCAGGTGTGGGCGATTGCCCTCGACGAGTGCCTCGACGACGTGCCGAACGGCACGCAACTCGCACTACGCATGCGCACCCAGGACGGCGCGAGCCTCGTCCGCCTGGCCGGGACCGATCCGCGCCCGGCGATGCGCATCACGTATTTCTACCCCGCGCCGGAAGTACTGCCGATCACCGTCGGCGATCTCGTCAGCGTCGGCGAGGTGGGCAAGGAGACGATCCCGTGCGTCATCTCGCGGATCGAGGCGGGCGCCGACTTCTCGGCCCTGCTCACGCTGGTCGACGCCGCACCGGGCATCGACCTGGCCGACCAGGGCGCGATCCCGCCGTGGCAGTCGTACATCTCGCATCGCCCGACTCAGAATCGGCTCCCGCCGCTGCCCCCGGTGATCGACGCGATCGGCTCGGACGAGTCCGCGATGCTGCTCGTGGGCGGCGCATGGCTCCTCGCGATCCGCGTGGCCTGCCACGCCGTGTCGGCCGCCGACCGGATCGTGCCGACGCAGCTCGCCCTCGAGTACCGGCCCGTCGGGTCGACGGCGCAGTGGCGCCAACTGCCGGTGCAGCCGGCGACGGTCGGCGTCGCGACCTTCTACGTGCAGCCCGTCGAGCAAGGGGTGGCCTACGACATCCGCGTGCGATCGTTCGCGGAGCGAGAAAGCGTGGCGTCGGCCTGGACGACGGTGCGGCACACCGTCATCGGCGAGGCCACGCCGCCGCCGCCGCCGATCAACCTCCAGCTCGACCTCGACCAGACCGCGCTGCGCTGGCAATACCCGAATCCGCCCGTCGATTTTCCCGGCGGCTTCCGGGTGCGCGTGAGCTATGGCGCGGGCGGCACCTGGGAGACCGCCTCGCTGCTCCATGACGGCCTGGTCTCGGATACCTCCTTCGTCCTGCCGGCCCTGGGCGCGGCGACCTACACGTTCTGGGTCAAGGCCGTCGACCGCACGGGCAACGAGTCGAGAGACGCGGCCCGCCTCGTGAGCGATTACGCGGGGTATGTCCCGACCAATATCGTCGCGAGCGTTGACTACACGGCGCAGGGCTTCCCCGGCACGGTGACCGACCTCACGTATTCGACCCCGCCGCCGCAGCTCTGCAACAGCGTCATCGACGACCCCCTCTTCTGGACGCAGGACTCGGCCGACTTCTGGTCGAATGACGCCGCGCTGTTCTGGGGCGGGGTCTACGGCGCGGGCTCATATCAGATCGGCATTGACGTGCCCGTCGCGGACGCGGGCACGACGCTGACGCTCAACTGGACGGGCACGGGGCCGTGGATCGTTGAGTATCGCGTGACCGGCGAGAGTCTGTTCTGGAGCGACGACGACGCGCCCTTCTGGACAAGCGATGACGCGTTTTTCTGGCAGCAAGGGGGCGACGAGTGGCGACCGTGGCCAGGCGCGCTCGTCGTCAGCGCGCAGCATTACGACATTCGCTGGCGCACGCCGGGGCCAGACGCGGCGTGTCTCACGCACGTCGAGACGGTCTTCGACGTCGAGGACGTCGTCGAATTCCTCGACGACCTCGCCGTGCCCGTCGGTGGGCTGCGCCTGCCCATCGCGGAGGTCTATCGAAAAATCGTCAACGTGCAACTGACGGTCGTGCAGACGGTCGGGCAACCGCTGCGCGTCGCGGACGTGGTCGACAAGTCGATTTCGGGGCCATTCGTGCGCGCGCGCCTCGTCGACGGCACGGCGACGGCGGCCACCGTGGACGCCATCATCAAGGGCTACTGAGAGGAGGATCGCATGGCCTTCGCGCCGTTTCCCGAGGCGACATTCCTGAGCGACGCCGCCCGCAAAGAGGGCGAGATGAAGACCGGGTTCGAGAACTGGCTGCTCGCGACCAAGCAGACCGCCGGGCACGGCGAGGGCGTGCTGTCCGTCGCCAGCCCGACGCAACTGCAATTCCTCCCGTGGAATGGGCGGCGGATGATTGTCGGGGAGCGCAGCATCGAGATCCCGGCGGCGGGCTACACCGTGAGCAATGTCGGGCTCACCGCGAGTGGGAAATACTGGGCGGGACTCGTCGATGAGGCCGATGATGGCGTCATCACCCTCCGCTTGTTTCTCATGGGCTCGCCCTACTCCCTCGTGGATAACCCCGAGACCGGCGTGCGGACCATTGCCGGGACGCCCTACGGGAATCGCGTCACGCTCGTCGGCGGGACGTGGGTCACGCCGACGGGCACCTTCGCCGGGAACAATACGGGCTCCTATCCGACATTGCTCCGTCAGGAGCCGGGCGCGCCGGGCCTCTTCCTCACGCCCGTGCCCAACGCGAACGCGAATGACAGCGCCTATGTCTACACGTTCGGCAGTCTCCGCGTGAAACCGTGGCTGCACAGCGATGGGAACAGCCACGCGCAACTCGTCATCATCAATGACGGCTCGGCGGGCGGCACCCAGCGCAGCGCCGCCCTCATCATGGAGGGCGACACGAAGTCAACAATCTCGCTCATGAAGGCGGGTGCGCCGACATGGACGCTGACCAATGAGGACGCCAGCCATCATCTGTACCTCACCCACAGCGATATCAACAATTACAATCTCGGGCTCAGTGTGACCAATCGCGACGTCTGGGTCGGGGGAGCGCTCTCGGTCGCGAATGCACTGAGCGCCTCCGATATCAGTGCCACATTCAACATCTCCGCCCAACAAGCGGTGTTGAGCCGCAGCACCATTTCCCTCTCGGGCTACATTGACTCGTACAACCCCCCCGCGACGCTGCCGTATCAAGGGGGACAGGGTAATGCCGGGCTGCAAAAACTGGGGACCGGGCAGTTGCGGATCACCTACTATCGAACGTTCGCCTATGTCATCGTGCAGGTGACACCGACGTTTAGTTACAACGTGTTTGCCGTGCTGGGCACCCAGACCACAACCTATTGCGATATCCGGATTTATAACAACGCCGGGGCATTCGTCGATACATGGATCACCGTAGCTGTGATCGGCTGGTAAGGAGAGAAAGGGTAAGACGATGCCGCTCACGATCACGCAGGGGCAGACCGCGCAACTCCAATTCGCGGCGGATCGCGTCGGGCTCGACCCGGCGGCGGTCGCGTCCGTCTCGTGGCAGCCGCAGGGCTCGCAGCAAGCCGTTCACTTCATCCCGCCAGACCAGCTCGAAGGACGGCAGCCCGGCATGAGCAGCTTCAAGGTCACGGCGACGATGACCGCTGTGGGCGAGAAAATGACGTGGCCGTTTGACGTGCTCTGTGTCGCGGCCAGTCCCGGCGGCTTCGAGCCCGTCGTGCCAGTCGTGCTCTACACGGCGACCGCGCCAGCGACCGCACCCTGATGGCGTCGCGCGACGAGCATCACCGGGACATCGTCGGCACGCTGCTCGCGCAACTCATCGACCAGGTCGCGCTGTTGCGGGCCGAGCTCGACGCCACGCGTGAGCGCGTCCGGATCCTCGAAGCCGAACGCGTCCGGGACGGCGCGGCCGCCCCCTAGGGCCACGGCGAGAACCCCCGCATAAGACCAAGGTCGTATAGCCGGGTCCGACGTCCGTCAGGAGGATTCAGGTGCAGAT